TTCCACTGGTTTACGGTTCAAGTGGAATAACAAAATTAATACCTGATATTTCTCCACAGCTAATAGTTCCAGGTCAAGGATTTTTAAATAAAAAGGGTCAGCACAATGACTATACAATAGAATTTTGGACAAGAATAAGATCAAACACAAAAGAACCATTTAAAATATTTGGACCAATAGGATCTAGTGATGGACTTTACGTTGAGGATGGATTCTTAACGCTTGTTATTGGAGATCAGTTTGCATCTCACTTTGTTTCTGAGTGGTTTAGACCAATGTTAATTCATATTCGTTTAATTAAAAACTCTGCTTCTTTATTGGTAAATGGAGAAGAAGTATTATCTTTATCATTTAATACTTTAGATTTAGTATTGCCAGAAGAAATAGATGAATTTGGAAAAAATCAAGATTGGCTTTATTTTGCATCATCTATTAATGTTGAACCAGTTGAAATTGACTGCATCGCTATATATTCATACCAAGTACCAATTGTTGTTGCAAAACGTAGATGGGTATATGGGCAAGGAGTTAATTCTCCAGAAGCAATTAACTCTTCGTATGGTGGAACAACAGCATTCATAGATTATGCATTTGCTAATTATTCTTCAAATTACAATTATCCAGATTTTGCAAAATGGGACCAAGGAAGTTTTGATAATCTTACAACAACAGAAACAACCTTAAGAACTCCAGAATATTCTTTGCCAGAAATATCTATTGGAAATAAAACATTAAAAAATTTATATGATGACAACAAACAAATACAAGAGCAAGAATCTGGAGCATTAGCAACCAATAAATTTTTATCTTTTCGGCCAAACAACAGCTGGAATTCTGTACAATCTTATCTAAACTTTACAAAATTTAATTTTTTATTAAATCAAGTTGATACCATTTATGGAGTATTTAGTTCTGGAAATCTTTCTTCAAACGAAATATTATTTAAGATATACAATGAAATAAATAATGATTATTTTTTAATACACAAAGACAACAATATAATAAAATACTCTTTGACGGTAAACAATGAAACAGAAGTATTATTTGACACTGACCCTATCTTACAAAATGAATTATTTTCTGTTGGATTAAACATAGATAAACTTTCTAATTTTTCTACGGCAAACATTTCTTCATTTTTTGGAAATATAGACAACCTAAAAATTTATGTTGCTGGAGATGATTCTGGAAACTTTACATTTACTGGAAAAATATATTCTATTGGATTAACAACAGAGCAAAACACTAAAGAAATTAATCAATTTATAGATTCAAGCGGTTTTATTTTTCCTGATCATGGACAAGAACTAATTGATCATATTGCAAGTTATACTCTTTTGCCATCACTCTTGTATGAAAAATATTTTTTAGACATAGGAGTTTCAGGATACTGGCAAGACTATTTACCATTATCATATTTTGCAAAATTTGTAAAAAATAGCGAAGGAAACTTTTTTTACGATATAGACTTTTTACAGTTTAACCTTGGATATCCAACTATAAAAAATTTAACTGAAGAATCTGGAGAAATTGATTTATTTTATAATACAGAAGACTCACAGGTTAAAGGTTATGTAACTTTTCAAAGAACTGAAAATGGTGCAAACAGTGTATCTTTGTTTGAAAACAATGAAGCACTAAACATAGAAAAAATTATTAATGCTGATGAGAATGCAGAATGGGAAACGACTAGATTTGAAATCATTGACAATACAATAATATATCCACCAAAAAATATAAATTTTGATAAACTTTCTTTAGTTTATAGTATTGAGTTCAAAAGTCGTGGAACACTAACAAAGCCAATATTAATAGATAGATTACAAATAGCCTCACAATGCTTGAACGATAATTCTTTTAATTCAGTTGGTACAAGATTTGGAGCAAATTTATTTCCTTACAAAAGAAACGGAATATACTATGACTATAAAACAAAAAATCCTTTTAGTATTTATAAACAAAGCACACCATATTTATATTTAAATGCAAGATCTGGCATAGAAGTTCGTGGAAGAATAGATACATCAGAAAGTCGTGGATTGTCTTTACCCATTAACAAAGAAATATCTTCAGAATACAAAGTTAGTGCTATTCAAGTATGGCTTATGTACGATAGAGAAGAGTTTAATGATTTTACTATAGAGCTATTTGAAATAAACTACAAAGGTAAAAGTATTAAGTTTCACCTAAAAGCTAATAGTACACTTAAAGATAGAGGAACAATTTTTGCATTAGACGAAGACAATAAAGAATATACAAGTTTGTCTTATTATTTAAACGGAAATATAGTAAGAGAGCCTGTCATCTCATTAAATGAGTGGACATCAATTGGAGTTTCTTTTCCGACTCCACTAAGCTTTGATTCATACCTTGGCAATATAAATATTACTGGTCCAGCTATATTTAATAATATTGCTTATTATCAATCAAATAGTTTAATAGAAATTCAGCAAAGATTAACTAGAAAATGGGTACAGGTTTTACAGGATGGAATAGAAACCCTTGATTGGAATTTTTGGCAAGATAATTTTACTTGGGACGGAATGCTTAACGTAGGATCAACAGAATTTTACAGTCTTAATCCATCAAATATTTATAATACATACATTGGAAATAATAAGATAGTTATTGATGATGGGCAAGGCTTAGTATATAGGCCAGAAAAATTAAAAATATATACAGAAATAGAGTGGTCAAGCTCTGTATCAACACCAGTATAGTCTGCTATAATTATGGATATGGAATCCTTAATTAACCCAAAAACTGGTCAACCCTATGTAAAAAATGTTCGTCGTAAGGTAATTGAAAAGCATTATGACTGGGGTTTGTACGTATACAAGAAGTCTAATGGAGCATGGTTTACGGACGGAAATGGATCAGTTCTAAATATTCCAGCTGAGCGTGGAGACATTTCTAAGATTGCAGAGCTAAGAAAAGTAGCAGTTCACTATGGAGATGATGGAGAAGGTACGGCTACATTTGTTCCAGGACTTCACAGAGTTAGCGAAGAAGAGTATTCTGAACAAAAAGAAAGATTTAAAGAAGGTTTGATTCCATCAATGAATGACTTAGGTGCTTGGCATGCAGCACAACAAACATTAGATAAACATGGTAAGGGTGCAATAGATGAGTGATCAAGAATATTTATACGCAGGACTAAATACTCAAGAAAAAGACGAAAATCCTTTTAAAACACAAGATCCTTTTAATAAATCTTGGGAAGTTTTAAAAGATTATATTGGTCTTGATCAAAACTTTCGTCGCAGAACAACTCGCAATCTTTCTAAGTACGTTGGATCAATAAATAGTCCAGAAACAAATCAGTCATATTTAGATTCTGCAAAAGTTACACCATCTGGAGTAGATGCAGGGTCTAAGCAAATAAATCCTGGAACTGTATATCGTAATGGATATGGTCTATTTGATGTAATTACTCCACCATATAATATGTATGAGTTGGCTAACTTTTATGATACATCTTTTGCTAATCATGCTGCAATTGACGCCAAGGTAGAAAACGTTGTAGGTCTTGGATATAAATTTGATTTAACAGACAGAACAATGCTTCGTTTTGAAACCAATGAAGATCAAGAGTCTGTCAATCGTGCCCGTCGTCGCATTGAAAGAATGAAAATTGAACTACGTGATTGGCTAGAAAATTTAAACGATGATGATAGTTTTACAAAAACAATGGAAAAAGTTTATACAGATCTTCAAGCAACAGGAAATGGCTTTATTGAAATAGGAAGAACAGTTACAGGTGATATTGGGTATGTTGGTCATATTCCAGCAACTACTGTTCGTGTACGTCGTCTTCGTGATGGATTTGTACAAATTATTGGTCAAAAGGTTGTTTATTTTAGAAACTTTTCTGCAAAGAATCCAAATCCAATGGGAACAGATGCTCGTCCAAATGAAATTATTCATCTTAAAGAATATTCTCCACTAAACACATTTTACGGAATACCAGACATTATGGCAGCAATGCCATCTCTTATTGGAGATCAGCTTGCCTCACAATATAACATTGATTATTTTGAAAATAAAGCCGTTCCAAGATATGTTGTAACATTAAAGGGTGCAAAACTTTCAGGGGATGCTGAAGATAAAATGTTTAGATTCCTACAAACAGGACTAAAAGCACAATCACATAGAACTCTATATATACCACTTCCTGGAGACACAGATGGTAACAAAGTAGAGTTTAAAATGGAACCCATTGAAAATGGAATTCAGGATGGATCATTTAAAGAATATCGTAAACAAAATCGTGATGATATTTTAATTGCACATCAAGTGCCTATGTCTAAATTAGGTGGTTCTGATTCTGGAGGATCTGCCTCAGCCCTGTCACAGGATCGTACATTTAAAGAGCAGGTTTCTCGTCCAGCACAAAGACATCTTGAAAAAATAGTAAACAAAATAATCAAAGAAAAAACAGACATTTTAGAACTTAAGTTTAACGAGCTAACCTTGACTGACGAAATTGCTCAGTCTCAAATTATTGAAAGGTTTGTAAAGACTCAAGTAATTACTCCTAACGAGGCTCGTGAAATGATTGATTTGCCACAAAGACAAGATGGAGATAAACCATTTGAAATGACGCCAAGACAGGCAACAGATGCAAGGGCAAACCTTTCTGGAAACCGCTCTAGAGATGCAGAAAGAACAAACAATAACTCAGACTCTACAACAACCGTATCTGGAAGAAATCCTAAAGGTGAAGGAAGATCGTCTCAATAGTTGAGAAAACCTATAAACATAATGATATAATAGAACGGTTATGTTAATAAATAAAGCCCATTGGGTAACTGAAGGCGACAATGTTCGCTTGTCAATG